ACGTGGGCTCTCAGGTCCAGGCCGGGCTGACCGACGAGGATATTTTGCGCACTGCAACGGGCTGGACACAGCCAGGCTACACGCATGAGCAAACCTTCGCAGAGTTTAAGGTTGCGATTAAGGGCGCAAGGGACAAAGGCTGGGACCAATCACCAGAAGTCGCGACAGCCGAGGAGATCGCACAGATAACTGATGCGCTGGCGCCACAACCACTCGACCTTGGCGTCATCGAGATGCTACCCAAAAGAGAGTGGGTATACGGCAGGCATTACATCAGAAATTTTCTGTCAGTCACGGTTGCTGCGGGCGGCACAGGTAAGACGGCACTAACACTCACAGAAGCGATGGCAATGGCAACCGGGCGACCACTGCTCGGCACAGAGACAGAGAAGCGCAAGGTGTGGGTGTGGAATCTGGAAGATCCGATAGAGGAACTGCAAAGAAGAATGGCGGGGATAGTTGTGCATTACGGCATAAAGCCAGAAGAGTACGCCGGTAACCTGTTCGTCAACTCAGGTCGCGACAGCTCAGTTGTGATCGCTGAGAACCGAGGCGGCGAGCCAATCATCTTACCGGCGGCAGACATCATCCTTAACTACATTAAGCGCAATCAGATCGATGTCATCATCGTCGATCCGTTCGTTAGTAGTCACAAGCTGAACGAGAACGACAACGGCGCAATGGACCTGGTGGTCAAAACCTGGGGCCGTATCGCTGACCAAGGCAACTGCGCCGTCGAGCTGGTGCATCACGTCAGGAAGGCCCAGAACGGCCAGTCAGCAAGCTATGGCGACGCCAGGGGCGCAAGCGCGCTGACGGACGCCGCCAGGCACGTCAGGCGATTGATGTCCATGACTTATGAAGAGGCGCGCAACTCCGGCGTTGATGAGTCGGATCGGTGGAGGATTACAAGAGAGGGCGACAGCAAAGACAACCTGGCGCCGCCCAGTCGCGACAGCTCATGGCGAGCGATGATCAGCGTGCAGCTCGACAACGGCGATAACGTGGGCGTGCCTGAGCCCTGGGAATGGCCTGATCCTTTCGCTGAGATCACGGTGGCGGATCTCAATGCAGTGCAGACGGCAATCGGCAAGGGCGAGTGGCGCGAGGACGTGCGGTCCAAGAATTGGGCGGGAATCGCGATAGCCGACGTGCTTGGATTAGACGCTGCTCTTGCGGAAAATAAGAGTAAGATTAAACAATTGCTCACGGTCTGGATTGAGAATCGTGAGCTCAAGGTCGTTGAGCGGGCCGACGCAAGCAGACATATGCGAAAGCATATAGAAGTCGGGGACGCTGCAAAATGGATGATCGAGTAACGTGTTACCTGTGTGGGCAAGCAAAGCTCGCTGCTGATTTTTACGAGAGCGAGTTGGCAACCAAACGGTGCCGCGAATGCTTGCGCCTCCATCGACAGCGAAGCGTCAACGAAGACCACACCAAATACCTCCGCCGACTCACGGCACAATTAAAAAGCCAACGACTAAAAAGCAACTTCACCTGGGAAATCAAACCGCAGGATGTCATCGATCTATGGGAGTCCCAAAATGGGAGGTGCGCAATCTCCGGTTTAAACATGACCCATCATCGAACGAATGAGGGCGGCAAATCCGCCTTCAACGCCTCGATTGATCGCATCAATAACCTCGAAGGGTACGTCAAAAACAACATTCAATTGGTCTGTAATCAGACAAATACGATGCGCCACACGCTCAACGTGGGCGAATTTTGGTGGTGGATTAAGACGATTTATCAGCACCAAAACAAAGAATAACGACAACTCCGACAACTACGACAACTCCGACAACTACGACGACTACGACGACTACAATTACGACGACTACGACAGTGCGACAGTGCGACAGTTGTGCGACAGTTGGCCAAAATAACTGTCGCAGTCAATGAATCCGGGGCTTTGCGGGGAGTTTGCGACAGTTGCGACAGTTTGTTTTCTGCGACAGTTCATTTGCAAACGATTAACAACAACGATATCAATGACTTAGAGAATCTGCGACAGTGCGACAGTTGCCCCTATATATAGATATATAACTGGCGCACTGTCGCGCCAGCTTTATCTCATATATTCTGAGCGGCTGAACAGCCGCCGCATTGATCGGCTTTCAAGAAGTAGCGCATCAAGTTTTAGCGTTGCAATATTCGGTCATGGCCACATTGCATTTACAGATTGATGACTTCGAACCCGGCATGACAATTCGGGTCCAGTTAGATAATGACGAGTACGTTATCGAGCTGGATGATGACGGACCCGATGAGCCTGATGAGGCGCCAGAGGCGGAAGACAAACCTAGAGTCGCGACAGCAGACGCGCAGCGGTTTGCGTTCGGGGGTCGGCGTGGGGGCTAGCAAGCTTGAGGAACTGATGTCGCGACAGCTTGAGGAGGCCGGCATTGAGTTTGAGCGAGAGCAGATGCTTATCCCTGGGCGGAAGTTTAGATTCGACTTTGTGCTGCCGCAGAGCTGCCTGATCGTTGAATGTGAGGGCGGTACGTGGAGCGGTGGTCGGCATACCAGTGGCGTGGGCTTTAGGAATGATTGTGTGAAGTACAACCTGGCTGTCGAGCATGGCTATGTCGTGTTGAGATACACCAGCGACCTCATCAAGAACGGATCGGCCATTGAGTCGATTGCTAGGGTGCATGAGCGGTATGCCGTTCAGACTCCCTTAGAAGCGATCTGAGGCACGATCATGACCTCGTCCAAGTCAGGACAAAGGGGTGCGGAACTGTCGCCTGCAACGGGTGATTTAAGGTTTCATGTGGAACGTTCTGGTTCACAGAAGATACACAAAAGATTATTCACAGATGACTACATCGATTTCGATTATGAGAACGATGTCAGGGACTTATTGCGAGACTTAGGAGTGAGCGAATATGGCAGGCACTAAGCTAATGACCATGAAGGTTAAGCAGCTTGAGGATATCGGCGAAGACGTATTGTTTGACAAGCTAGCGTCAGGGTCTAGCGTCAACAGTTTGATCAAGGAATGCGGCATCGGTAAGCGCGTGTTCTACAAGTGGATGCGTGGCGTTGAGGGAAGGGAAGAGCGTTACTATGCTGCGCGCAAGGAGTGGGCGAACTACCTGGCTGAAGAGACGTTATCGATTGCCGATAACATTGCAGACGCTGGCGATGCACAGGTTGCTAAGGTTCGCATTGACACGCGCAAGTGGCTGGCTGCTCAAGCAAACCCAGACAACTGGGCTGCGCGAAAGGATCCGCTGGTGCAAATCAACATCCAAGATCAGCATTTAAAAGCGCTGCGAGACCTCGTAAGCGAGCAGTGATACACGCGCAGAGACGCACCGCACGCGGCGGCTAACGCGCGCAGGACCAAGATTTGCGGGGCATTGAGCCCTAAACGCACGTAAAATCTAGGCTGTAGCGTGTAACGTCCGTGTACGAGTGTTACATGTAATATGCAAACCTATATAAATCAATGACTTACGTGCGCCCGGTGGTCAGGGATGGTGCTTGGATTTCCCGGGCAGCTCGATCCCGGCGCCGGGGATTTGCGGGTGCGCGGACCCCCCCCCGTCGAGGCGCAGTGGGGGTGGGGGAGAGGGGTTAGACTCGAACGCACCAAATTTTTTTTTGGAAATTTCAGGCAAAAAAAGGCCCGACGTGAAGTCGGGCCAGGAGGGGGCCGCAAAAAGGAATTAAAAGCGGCCTTATTTTTTCTTCTTAGCGGTCTTTTTGGCTGTCGCGAACGCCTTATTAGTTGGGGCGCCTGCGGCGCCGGGCTTCCGCATCTTCTCTTTGCTGCCCTTGGCAATGCGCTTCCGCTTTGCGTGAATGTTGCTGTACAGACCCATTATGCTGTCCTCGATTTTGTGCCGCTGCACTTCCACCGTTTCCGCGATAGCCGCAGTGGCGAGTTAGGGTTTGCGGCAGCCTTTGGGCTCCGCTTCATTTGGCCGGCGCTCCGCGCGCAGTAGGCATCGCCTTTCTTCGTACCGGCTCGAACCCGCGGCCCGCCATCGCTAGCGCGCCCTGCCTGGCCATAGCTGACCTTCTTGCCGGCGGCTGTGACTTTGACTTTGGCTTTGCCTTTTCTGGGGCTCGCCATTATCGAGGCGGATAGGCGGGCTTCGCCCGCCCTACGCGAATGCCACCAACCATCGCGGCATTTCGATTCTGGCTGTTCTTGTTCTTCGTTTTGAGTTTGTACCCACCGTGTGACTTCATAATCGATCTCCTAAAAGACCTGATCGTACCAAAAAAAATTTTGGTGCATAATGCATTATTTGTAACCAAATGGTTGACAGACGTTCCAATATCATTAGAATGAACAGTGTTACAAAGCAAAACAAAAAAACAGCAAAGGAGCGAGACATGAACAACGGAACAAAAATTGATTTATACCAGTGGCACCTTTCGGACGAAGATTTTAGGTCAGTTGAGTTTGGCGGTATTGATGCCAACCCAGTCGCATTGGCTTGGTACAAGAAAGGATTCAGCAGCTTCGATGTTGTACCTTGGTTTGACCATTACGCGAAGGTCGCTGAGATTTTCGGCGCAAAAGATCTTGAAGAGGCTTTTCAACTAACAAACCTTTGGGAGCAACCTGCGAAGGTGAACAAGATTGCTCGATGTCATTCAATGTCAGTTGGCGATGTTGTTACTTTTAACGAAAACGGCGTTACACGAGCATTTGCTTGCTCAGGGGTTGGTTGGAAGGAAATCACAGGCGCACTGGAGCTTAACGGCCCTGCGCCTCACCCAGCCGCTGAATTATTGTCGTGCGACATAGTCGCAGAATGCTATGACGGAGTTTCGAGAGATCTTTATGCAAGCCTATGGAATGCGATTGACGATGTAGAGGAGACGGTCGAAGCTGAAATGTGCGGATCGCGGGTTGAGTACAGCCAGTGCAACGGACTAACAATTGCTGACCGCTGGGCATGTTTCACAGCGGCAGAGAAATTACAAATCAATCAAGTATTAGGAAACGAGGAGGCGGCTTCCGCCGCCTAAAGGAGCAAGCATGATTCACGCACCATCAACCAAGCCAGGCAAGCGCGGGCGACCTAAGACCACTGGCAAATTCGAAAGCCGATCAGAGCTTGTCGAGAACGTCATCGATCGAGCTGAGCGCGGGTGGCCTGTCCGACGAATCGGCTACCACACCGGCATTACGTGCGGCACCGTCAATTCTATTCTTGGAGGTCAGGAATGATCTACGGATACACCAGAGTCTCGACTGGCGAGCAGGCCGGCGGTACTAGCTTGCAAACCCAGCAGCGTCAGATCACGGGCGTTGCGATGGCTGCTGATCTCACCTCAGATATCGTTTGGCTTTCGGACGCGGGCATAAGCGGCGCAACCGACTTTTTTAGCAGGCCGGCTGTCGCGACTTTAGAGTTGGGGCCTGGCGACATAATCATTTGCAGCGCACTCGATCGATTCAGCCGTGACGCTCGCGATTGCCTGAACGCTATCCATGAACTCAAACGCCAAGACATAAAGCTGTTCTTGAACGGTCATGGCGACGTAACGGACGATGCCAATATCTCTGGCCGCTTGATGCTTGAAGTGATGGCCGCGTTTGCGGGACATGAGCGCCGCACGATCAAGGAGCGATGTAATCGCGGCCGCAAAGCCAAGAAAGCAGCTAAGGGCCATATTGGCGGCTCGGCTCCCTGGGCTTGCGTAATAATCGGCGAGGGTCGCGAAGCCCGCGTTGAGCCGCTACCGGAGCGGGCCGCAGCTATCGCGATGATGCAGATCCTGCGCGGTGCCGGTCGCAGCTATCGCGAAATAGCGCACCATGTTTCTGCTCGC